CGAACCTAAGTTCCAAAAGAAAACATCCTTCGCCGACTTTAGTTTCTAATTAAAGAGTTTATAAATAATTAAAAGAGTTCGTTCTCTATGTTTGACTTTAAGTTATTTGAGCAGCAACTACTAGAAGCCAATGTTCCTCCTTCTAAGGAACTGGCTTCTCGTATGGCGGCGGCTTATGATAGGAATAAGGCGGCAGGTGTCATTCCCAATCAAGCACCACAGCGGCAGACTAAACCAGCCGTTCAACAACAACAGGTTAAACCAGCCGTTCAACAACAACAGGTTAAACCACAGGCGGCACCGACTCCAGCTCCTGCCCCAGTGAACCCTAGGGATCGCTTTGACGATGACTTCAAGGAGAGGTTATCCAGTTATGAAAGGGCACACCAAGGTCGCGTTAAGAAGGCTCTTGGTGGTAGTCCCTTTGAAGACGCAGATCCCGAGTCGGATAAATATAAGATGGCGTACCCCCGTATGGAGAAGTACCATAAGATGACGCCAGACCAACAGGCTGCTTTGGGAATGTATGGAGAGAACGTCCACAAGTATTACCAGACACTCAACAACCGCCTTCGCACAGGTCAGCGTTCGGACGACGATAACGAGAACGCAATGTATGACTATATGAATGATAACCTGCGTAGTGCTCTAGAGACCCTGGAACCCAAAGATGCAGGTACTTTCAAACGCTTTACCAACGGTAAAGAAAGTGAAGAACCATACAGTTTCAACCGAGCAGTTAGTGGTGACTTTGTAGATAAGTTATCCGAACTGGAAGTTGGCGACGAGATTGAAGACGGTGGTTATGGTTCTTACACCAACAGGGGTGGTCCTGCACTCGATATGTTCTTTGATAAGAATACACCTAAGAACGCTGCTATTCGATTGGCTCCAGGATCCAAACTCCGTGACATTTCACCAGTCACTGAGTACCAAGAGGGGGAGCACTTGTCTATGCCAGGCCAGCGTTTTCGAGTTAAAGACGTTATCCCCGATGGACATTACTCCCGAAAGGTGGGGAATGTACCACTATATGTTTTGGAGTTACTTGATCTCCAAGACGACGGCAAACTAAACAATTCTGTAAAGGAGAGTGACCTGAAATGAGCGCATCAGAACGTATGAACGATTGCCTCTTCAAACTTATTAAGAAGGCAAAGAAAGAGAAGATGAACTTTACCGAGTTCGAGAAGGAGTTCGATAAGGAGAAGAAGAAGAAGCAGGAACGCATCGACGAAGACGATTGATGTCCATCGGTAGTTGTGCTATAATAACTACGTGTTTACAACCGACCATGACCAAGCAAATTGATTTCAAGCGTTACGCTGAATTCGTCGATGCTGTTACTTCTGACGAATCCCGTGACTTCACGGCATTCCATGACCGCCTGACTGCACTTGCAGAGCAAGGTGTTAACATCGAGCGTCTTCTGACTGGTGCTGTGGGTCTCTCTGCAGAGGCAGGTGAACTCATGGAGATCGTTAAGAAGTTGATCTTCCAGGGCAAACCTGCGAATGAAGAAACCATCTTCCACATGAAGCGTGAGATGGGTGACGTGATGTGGTATGTCATGCAGGTTCTGATGGCACTGGATACACCTATCGAAGAGATCGTCCAGATGAACGTGGAGAAACTGCAGAAGCGCTACCCCGGTGGAAGCTTCGATGCCTTCTACAGTGAGAACCGTAAGGAGGGAGATCTTTGAGGTTTGAACTAACTATGGAGGATTTCACCATCCTCCAGAATGCCATCCACTACTACAAACATGTAGAGAAGCGTGGTAACTTCCAGCAGTATGATATTGCTCGCTGTGAAGAACTTCGCGACAAACTTGCTCACCAACTAATGAATCAAAATGATCAATACCGAGACTGAATCATGAGCAAACCCATCACACTCCAAGAGTACATTGATGCCGGTGATGAGTTCTGGCCCAAGTACTGGTATGTTGCCAAGGAACTGGGTCGCGATTCTAAACCTGAGGAGGTACTCAAGGTTATGGAGGCACTCAGTGGTGTTGTGCTGAAGATCCGTGCAGAGGAGGCAAAAGGACCCATGGGGTTCTAATAAGTTCGGTTAACCCCCCTTGACACACACGTCTTGGGGGTTATCATATATGTATGAATAAAGAGGTATTATGACTATGGGTATGCACGATAGACTTGCTGATCAATTTAACTGCCATCTGAATAAGGACGGCGCAATGATCTGTGAGGGCGATCCCGCACCCACATCTACCCAAGGACCGCCTCGCAAGAAGCGTGTTGCCATCTGGGGATCCGCCCGTACTGAAAAGGACGGCCCGCTGTACAACAGCATCCGCCGCATGGCACGAGAACTATCGGAAGATGGTTGGCAGATCGTGACTGGCGGTGGTCCTGGTTCGATGGAAGCAGCAAACCAAGGTGCCAAAGAGGCATGTGCTGATGGTGACGTGTGTTCCGTTGCTGAGGCAATCTACCTGCCCTTTGAGGAGGCAGTGAATGAGCACGTTCAGCAGTACGATAAGCACAACGAATTCTTCTCTCGTCTGAAGATGTTCTCCGAGTGTGATGCCTTCATCATTACTCCCGGTGGCATCGGCACCCTGCTTGAGATGGCACTGATATATCAACTGGTTCAGGTCAACCATGTACAGGACAAACAGATTATCTGTGTTGGTCGTATGTGGCGTTCACTGCGTGAATGGATCGAAAACGAGATGTTAGACTCAGGTTTCCTGAAGAATGACGAGATGAAACTGGTTCACTATGTGGACCGTTTCTCTGAAGCAACCACACTCCTTAAAGGACTCACTCAATGAAAGTAGCACTGATCAAGATGCAGTCCGGTGAAGATGTTATCGCCGAACTCGTTAATAACGACGAGAGTGATGTTGTCATCATCAACAATCCCATCGTCATGGTTCCACAGGGTAATGGTCAGGTGGGTTTCGCCCCCTGGTCTCCCTTCCTGGATGATAGTGTAAAGGAACTGAGGATTCGCCGCTCCTACACGGTTTACATCTCAGAACCGAAGGCAGAGGTAGTGAAGAACTATACTGAGATCTTCTCTCCCATTATCACTCCAGGGAACGCCGGTAAAATTATCACCTAAATAGTTATACCAAATATCGTCGTCGCAACCGAGGGGTCCTGGCACAAACCAGGGTGACCCCTCTTTTTATTGGGTTGACACCTGACGCATTGTGCGTTAGAATAATTTTGTTCCAGTTTTCTCCACATGGCATTAAAACTCAAGGGTTGTAACTATTATCGAGTTATTATCCGTTCTACTTATGATTATGACATTCTGATTCAGGCACCTACACCTGAAGAAGCATGGGATCTCGCTAAGAGAAAGCATACGAATGAGAGAGTCATTAGTGTCACTGAGAATAATAACTTCTGGTTAGAACATCACAGAGGGGTGAGCAAATGAAACTAATTGCCGAACAATACCATTTGGATAAAGAAAGTCAAATCGTTTATGTTAGGGGTAGTTGGCCTCTAGTTATTGGTCTTGAGAGACTCTGCGCAAAGCAGTTTCCCGGTTACGAACTGAACATCGTAAGTTGGGACCGTCTTAAAGAACTCAAGGGGGGTTGACCCCCTTTTTTATTGCTGTTATAATAGTACTATGGCAAAACTCTCCCCCGAACAGGCGATCTGGGCAGCAGACCAGTTCATCCAATACTACGGACGATTCGAGCGTATCGATGACTACTTCCGTATGATCAAGGCAGATCGTATCGCTCAGAGGACACCAACATTGTTCGGACCCGAGGATGATATCTTTCAAGACTTCGATGTGCACCCACAGGACATGAAGTTCTCTGTGCATATCGTAGAAACTAACACAAAGATCGCATCAAGGTATAACCAAAACTTATACTCTGAGGTACTTAACTTAACTGCCTCTAATGCTATTGAAGAAGCAATTCCAGGCAGAACACTTAAGTGGATAGTGACTGAGGATACTACCGATAAAGTGATTGGTTGTGTGCGCTTCGGATCTCCCACCATCAACTCCAAACCTCGTAACGATTACTTCGGTGAGGTTCTGTCACTGTCGCAGATCAACCGTGAGTTCGTGATGGGTTTCAACATTGTTCCCGTGCAACCTTTCGGGTTCAACTACCTTGGTGGTAAGTTGCTGTGTCTGCTGGCAGCATCCGACCTCCTCAAGAATCAGTTCGATGAGAAGTATGGTACTGATCTGAAGTACTTCGAGACCACTTCCCTGTACGGCACAACCAAGGGTGTGTCGATGTATGATGGTATGAAACCCTTCATCCGTCACATCGGTGACACTGAGAGTAAGTTCCTGCCTCTGTTCCATGATGCGTACTTCCAGGAGATGTTCTGGTGGTTCAATGACAACGCCAATGATGGTGAGCGTCTGATCTCCGCTGACAAGTCCTCTAAGAAGTTGAAGATCCAGACCAAGATGATCTCTATCGTCAAGAACTCCCTGCAAGATGCTGACAAGTTGGCAGAGTTCAATGCGATCCTCGACCACGCCAAGGGTCTTACCGAGCGTAAGCGTTCATTCCTTGGTAAGTTTGACTACACTGCCGAGCGTGCTGTGGAGTGGTGGCGTAAGAAAGCAACCAAGCGTTATGAGAAGTTGAAGGAGCAGGGTCGCCTTCGCCGCGATCTGGAACTCTGGGACGGCAATCGGGAGATCGCCATCATCCGTTGAGGTTTGTAAAGGGGGGGTGCAGC